TGCGACATTTGGAGCAGACACAGCATTAACGAAAGTCATAGATGTGGATTTTGATTTAAGCCAATTTAACCACCCTCAAACATTACAAGGGACGATGATTGTTGAAATGTGTGGGGCGACAGGTAACTCAACAATCACAAGTAGCAATATTACTTATATGGTTGTTCGTTTAAGGAAATGGGACGGGGCAAGCGAAACAGAAATAGCAGACGCACAAAGCACAACAACAACAGTGAGCACAGCAACTACTACGGGATGGAATGAGATTATGCACTTAACAATTCCGCAAACACATTTTAAAATAGGAGAAATATTAAGGGTCACTGTTGAGGGATGGGCTACCTGTGGAGCAGGGGCGGGGTCGCGTTCACTAACCCTTTACCACGAGCCTTTAGCTACATCTACCCCCGTTAGCCCCGCAGACCACTCCGATTTAATATTTAAAATACCGTTTAAAATTGAAAGATGAGCGAATTAAATTTATCATCCGCAACGACAACGAACTTCACCGGAGCAGTCCCGGACTTTATAGTTAAGGCTAAAAGACTTGATGCGCTTAGCCCTAACCAAGACGAGAGCTTTTGGTATTTCGATAAGGCACCGGAAAGATACGGTTATTATCTCAGTATACCCGAGATTTTTAGCGCTGCTAATGCTTTAGCTACTTGGGCCTTTGGGGCAGGATGGAGCACAACAGACAGACTTTTGGATAAAGAACTAAAGCACGTTAAGGGTATGGGTAAAGATACTTTTGCGCAGATTATTTGGAACCACGAAGTAAATAAACTCATTATCGGAGATGCTTTTATTGAAGTTAAGAGAAAGGAAGATAAAATTATAAATATGATACCAATAAGCCCCGAGAGAGTTAGGATTGTTTTTAATAAAGAAGGGATGATAAAACGCTATGACGCTTGGAGCGGGACAGATTGGAGACCAATAAAAAAGGAAAATATGCTTCACTCCTCAAATAAGAGATTAGGCGACCAACTACACGGAACGAGCCAAATAGAAGCGAGCAAGTTTATTATTGACGCAAGAAACGAAGCCTTAAGCGATGAGAGACTTATAAAACACAGAGACAAAGCCCTTGGTATTGCTTATTATAAAACTGACAAGGCGGGCAAAATATCTTATGCAAATTCACAGATAGAAAAGGCTGTTAAGGATGGCGAGATGTTAGGATTGCCCGAGGACACAGTTAAAATCGAGCCATATCCAAGTAGAAGCTCAGAAGATAGAACGGCGTGGATTAGTTATTTAGAAAACTTTTTTTATCAAGTCTTTGGCGTTCCGAGGAGTATAGCAACCTCAGACGGAACGAGCGAAGTTGGCGGAAAGATGGGAAACGTTAATTTTGAGCCAACCTATGCGAAAGAGAGGATAGATATGGAAGACGACCTTTGGACACAACAAGCAATCGAAGTTAAATTTGAAAAGCAGGCATCTTTGGGCGGGCTTGTCCAACAAGACCAAGCTAAGAATAGTGGTATGACATCCATCCAACCTAATGACGTAACTGCAAATATGGAGCGTGAATGATGGCAAAGAAAATAAAAAAGAATACTTTTGACCCCGAACTTTATGAGACTAATAAAGGTATGTTATCAAACGTTAGTTTATCGGGATATGTCCCACCTCAAACCCAACAGCAAGCAGCCGCTAATATTAAAATACCTGACAAATTAACCACACCACCACCAACCCCACCATCAACCCAAGTCACAGCGGGAAAAGGGCAGGCAGTTATAACTGACGCACAAGGCAATCAAAGAATAGCAACCCCTGAGGATGCACAAAGAGGACGAGCAGAAATCGCAGGAATAACAGGCGGTATGGGAGCAGCCCAAGCCTTAGAACAAAGCCAAGTCGCCGAAGCAAGAGGCAAAAGACTTCAAGAACTTATGGCTTTAGGAGACCAAGGTATACTAAGCCCCGCAGAACTTGGAGCTTTACAAGAAGCGGATATTGATTGGGGGCAAGCTTTAACCGCGGGAGCTGCGAGAGTTTTGCCCGGACTTGCGGGCGGTGCTGCGGGCGGTGCTGCTTTAGGATTAGTCGGTAGTGGTGGCGTTTTGTCTATTCCCGGGGCTATTATTGGGGGATTAGCCGGAGCAGTAACGGGGATGCTTTCGGGCGTAATGGGAAACATTAAGACACAGCAAAGAGGAGAGATTGGAGCTGCAACCGATGTTTTAAGCCAAGCACGCTCAAACCTTAGACAATTAAGAATGATAGCAGAAACAGACCCAACCCGAGCAGAAGAAGCAGTTAAACTTTATTACGACCAAATCTCACAAGTGCAAAGAGCACACAGACAAATTCAATTAGAGACCCAAGGAAACCTAAATAAATTTATGGAAGATGGGACAGACATTTTAAGTGACTTCGAGTTATTTCTACAACCCGGGGGATATGCTGATTTGCAAAGGATGAGACTTGAGCAAGCAATTATGAAAGGACAACCCGCAACCCCCGAAGAACTTTTAGCCATTTATCAAGAGGAGTATTTAGAATGAAAGAAACAAACCATAAACCAATAATTGAAACTATAATAAACACCTCAGCTTTAGCCTTAACGAGTTACGGAGTTGTCCAGATAACGATAGGAAGCCCAAACTTTCCTTTTGGTTATTGTGCTTTACTCGTGGGGATGTCTTTAGAATTTTTTAAATATTACGGAAGAAAAAACAAATATTGGTAACTAATGAAAGGGGGTTAATAAATATGGATGAACAAAAAACAACTACATCGGAGAAGGCAACGGCTGCAACTCAAGTTGGAGATAATGGGGATAAACCCCATCAACCTGACAAAATTGAACGAGCTGAGCTTGCTGTTAAAAGGATGGAAGAAGCTGAAAAAAGACTTGACGATAAAATCGCAAAGCTCACAGAACTTGAAACTAATAGACTTCTTGGAAGCACAGCAGGCGGACACATCGAAGCCCAACCCGCAAAGGTAGAAACCGCGAAAGAGTATTCTGATAGGGTAATGAAAAACGTTGTCCCTGTTATAAAAGATGAATGAAATTAAAGAGCTGGGTGTTAAGATTGCTGAGAATACCGACGAGAAATTCTTTACAGACCTTAAAGAAAAGTGTGAAGAAGCCCTTAAAGCAGAGGAAAGGAACATCAAAATTAACAATAAGATGCTCGAACTTTGCAAAGAAGAATTAAGTTAATCGGTTAACCGAATAACAAAAGATTTAAATACTTTATTTATCTTGTTTTTGTATGGCATTAGAAACGACATTAGTTTTTGAGACTTCTCTACCCATTCCTTTTACGTGCGCAGATGGCGTAGGGATAGAAAAAGGATCTCTTTTGACTTTGAGCGATCCAATGACAGTCGCAACTACAACCGGGGACACCGACGCTATTATCGGAATTGCAGCAGAAGAAAAGATAGCAAGTGATGGAAAGGTTAAGATTGGCGTTTATATGTCAGGAATATTCAAAGGTTATGCGGGCGCGGCAGGAGTTACAGCAGGGATGGCTATAATCTCGGATACTGCAACAGGCGCGGCTAACGAGTTAGTTGTTGCTGATGTTAATTCAGAACATATTGTAGGTATGGCTTTTGAGACAGCAACAGACGGGCAAACATTCGCATTCCAATTAAATCCTATTGCGATGCAATTAGCTTAAATGGCAGATACAGCAGGACAAGCAGAAATTAGAGGAATTGATATTAATAAGTTAGTAGAGGGTTTTGCTGATGTTGGTGTAATTCTTAAAAATTATGTTCGTGTAGTTTCTACAACTGCTCGGGAAATGCGTTGGTACCAAAAGACTTCAGGCGCGGCATCAAGTAACTTCTTAACTTCGCCAACTACAACCGGCATAACAACTGATATGATTGAGACCTCAAGTAAAGCTATGCCTGTGGTTATTGAAAATTCATATACTCGTAACACTTCTTACGTTAAGAAATTCTTTGCCTCATCTCCTATGTTATCAATCGAGGATTTAAAGGACAGTGACCCAGATATTTGGGGAGACATAATTAAAGACGCTGTTAGAGCAGTAAACAAAAAAGTAGACGCAAGAATACTAACTGTATTGGATGCGGCAGGATGTGGAACAGCAGCAGCAACCGGGAACGGTTGGAATGTGGACGCAGACGCTGACCCTTTACTTGACTTCTTGGCGGCTATTGAGAGTATTGAAAGTTACGGATATAACGCTGGAGACTTAATTGCTTATATGAACCCCGCTGAAAAGAAGTGGTTATTAAGGTGGTTAATTACAGTTAAGGGCTCAAGTATACCGGGCTTCGCAAGCTCTAAAGCAGAAGGCGGAGAGCTAATGACATTCTTAGGTGTTAAAATAGTTTCAGACCCTTTGAGACCAACTGACACAGTAACTATTTTTAGCCCAAGCCAAGCAGTAATATGGCGAGAATTTATGCCGACAACTTCGGCAGTAATTGATGAGCCCGGAATGGGCAAGACCGTGAGGGTATGGTGTGAAGGGGAAGCGATTAGACCTAACCCTTACGCAGTATATAAACTAACGGATGTAATCAACTAATGGCAGATATTCTACAGGGTGGTAAACGAGACACCGTTTTAACTGATAGCTCTGGAGCAATAGTTAAATATGCAGTAACTAATATTACCGAGGATAGAATTTTGAATTGTAACGAAGAGGCAGGGGCTTTATTGGTCGCTGATGTTTTAGGAACTTTAATAAGAGATTTAATCCGTAAAGGAATAATCGACGGGACGGTGGCATAATGACAGCAGGCGACGTAGTAACAATTAAGGGCTCAACTTATTCTCGTAAGGCAGCCGCTTTCGATGGGACAGACGATTATATTTTAGCAGATGCTCACGCAGTTGCGAGGGTTGCAGGTAATGATACACTTGGGACTTATTCGGCATGGATTTATATGGATGCTTATACAGCCGGACAACAGGCTATACTTTCAGCAGGAGATAATGACAGCGCAACAGAATATTTAGAGCTTCATATTGAAGACGGAAAACTAAAAATAGAAATAATGTTTGGGGGGGCTGTTCAGTTAGAAGTGAGGGAAACAACAACTTCTATTCAGATTAAAAAATGGACACACGTCGCAGTTGTTCAAAATGGAACAAGACCAATACTTTATGTTGATGGAAAAGCAGTTGCTATGACAGATGTAACAGCAACAGACTTAACCTATTGGTATGATGAATTAACGGGATGCGATAAATTTGCTATTGGGGTAAAAGAAACTAACACAACCCATATCTCAGACTTCTCAGGTATGATTTCAGATGTTAAGTATTGGAATAGGGCTTTAAGACCTGCGGAAGTTGCGGCAGATTGTAACGGGGAAGCTTTAGATTTAGACAGCACATATTTACAACTACACCTACTTAAAGGGGACTTTGGAATTACTGATCAAGGGCTCGGAGCAGACAACGGGACACTAACAGGGCACGCTTATTTATGTGGTGAGGGCTCGGAGTGGAGTAGAAGATTAGACGGCGCGGCGGTAGTTGCTGACGATATGAATACTATATTATATCCCGGGGGAGCAATGACCACAATCATCAAAGCAGCATAATGACAAACGATTTTTATTACAACAAAGGTGTAGCCATAACGAGTGAGGAAGCCCACGCCTTGACAGATAAGAGCGGTTTAGTTGTTGCTGACAGAGAAGTTAATTTTAACACTGAGTTTGTTGGCGAACCTAACGGCACAGAACTTCAAGGGTAAATTATTTAAAGTTTGATTTCTTATAATTCTTATGGCAAACACAGTCGGAGAGAAAGAGCTTAAGACTTCTTGGGATGAACTTACAGCCTCGGACAGCACTAAAGCCGTCGGGCACGAGCAAACTTTAACCTATGAGAAGTCTTTTGTTTATGAAAGGAATAAGGTGGGGATATGATTGATAAGATGGGTTGGCATAAATTTTCTGATGGGACTTTTATCAGAATGAAGAATAACAAACCTATGACTAAATCGGGACAGGAAAAATGGGACAGACAAGAGAACAAAAAATTATTAGGCAAGTAGTCGGCAAGCCCACCACCGAACTAAGAACTCCAATAGCAACTAATATGTTTCTCCCTAACCACTCAGGCATCGCAACCCACCCCGAATTTATAGCCTCGACTTATTGGGATAAGACGGGGACTGTTTTAACCCCCAAAACTTCCGGGGATAGTGTTTTATTGAGTGGGTTAAATAGTAAGTTAACGGTTTGGGATTTGGCGGGACAAAATGCTAAACTTCAAGTCGGACGACGAAGCACAGAAACCCTTGAGATAACTTCAACAGATACAATTTGTAAGATGAATTTTATCCAAGATTTAGACGAGGATAACGACCATCAGTTTATTTTTGATATGACAGGGACAGCCAACCCCCAAAAATCTTATTATAGGTTTAAGATTGATGGGACAGAAGTGCTTAACATAAATTCTGATGGTATTATGGACTTAGGGACGAACGATATGACAACATCCGGGGATATTACGGGGGAAAATCTTACGGGAACGGTCCTCACAGCCACGCAGGCAACAATAGACCACGACAGCTTAGCTAACTTCGTGGCTAATGAGCATATCGATTGGACGGCTGCAGCTTCTAATTTTGACACAACGGGGACAGGACAATTTGATGGGGACTTAAATACTGACGGAGAGAATAAAGGAAGTAGAGTACAATTAGTCACAAACTATAATAGAAATATTGACTGGAGTACTCCAACTACTTTGCCGTGGTTTTTTTGGGGGGCTACCGCCGCCTCAACAACAACGGGGCTACCTATGGCAAGAGCGGGGAGTATTGTGGATTTAGCAGTACAATTAAGTGTAAGTGTGAAAACAGCCAACGGCTCTATATTGTGCGGAATATGGAAAAACAACACACTGGTTTTAAGTGTAACTTTTACAATTACTTCGACGGGAGTTAAAACCCAATACGTGACACAAGCAAGAGGGACAGACACTTTCGCGGCGGGAGATTATATTGGCGTTAGTTTACAAGAAGTAGATACTAATTTTGTCGGGACTACTCAAAATCATTTCGTAAGCGTGGGGGTGCAATTTGACACATAATTTAGAAAAGTTTGAGGTATGGGTTTACGATACAGAGACTAAAGAATTTTTTTGGGTAAACTTAAAGGAGTTTGTTAAAGAAATTTTAACAAAATGAAAAGACTTACTCTAAACGAATTTAAAAAAAGAATGTTAGAAGATGAGATAGTCGAATTATACGAGACAAGAAATAAGACAAGAAATCTACACGATAGGCGTTTTATCGACGAGGAAATTATAAAACGAGAATTGGTTTACCACGAGTTAGAGGGCAAATACTACAAACCGAAACATTTATAAAGATGTTATAACTTGTTATAACACGATGGAATTAACAACTAAACAAGAAGATGACCTACTCGAACAATACCGAGAGGACTATTTCGAGGTTAAAAAATGGAACCAACAATAACAATACGAATTAACCATAAGGATTGGAAAGCGTTAAGGCGTTTATTCCCGGGAGAGAAGGGCGAGAGTGTCGCACATTATCTCGAGAGATATGTTAAGGCTTTGAGGGAGATGGAAAGATGAAACCAGAAGAATTAATAACAGCACTTTTTGAAGGGAAGAAGGTTAGAGATAAATGCTGGAATGAAGGGTTCTACATTGAATTGAATTTTGAAGGAAAATGTTTTATAGATGAAAATTCA